GTTTCTTCTGGTGCTTTTTTGAAATTTAACAACATAATAAATTGATAAAACGTCTAATCATAGAATAAACATTATAAACCAGCATTTTTTATCAATTCAATTTCATCGTTTGATAATACGCTCATCACCCAATTAGGTATGCAATTAACTTTATATAATTCTAAGAATGTCCTAGCTGCATCCTCTGATATATATTCCTTAGCTTTACGAATATCTAAAATCTTTTGATAAGGGTTAAACCATTCTTCCTGTGCTGATTTAGCCCCTTGACTTGCCAACATTGCTACACCTGCTTTAGCAATTGGTATAGCTAGTAAATTAGCTTGTTCTATATTATTTTCTTCAATCGCGCTCAACGCTTCTTCTACAACATAAATTGGACAATACCCAAAGTTATATTCACTAAACTTTTCTTCATTTGGGTAATGAATTCTAAGTTTCCAATAAATATTATTCCAATCAGTTTCTTTGTTTAAACGAGATAAGGTCTTACCCCGTTTTTTTTACTGTTATAAATTATTGAATTGCTAAAATCATAGACGACTTCAAACCCTTCAGGAACAGTTTCTAAATTTTTAAAAATAAAATAAGTATTGTTAATCTTTAAATCTTGTCTTGTAGCGACCACATAATGATTGGCTTCGGCATATTTTTTAGCACATTCAACAGATTCAGAACCACCTTCAATTTTGCACACATTATTAGTCGGTTGCCATCTTGAGCGCTCATTTTCCATGAATTGATACAAAACATCAATCATAGCTTGAGAACCCGCTTCTACAGCCAATTTATCAGGGGTCAAACTATCATCTTCAAATCTATTTTTTAAAAAACCTGTTAATGCTGCGAGTTTTAATTTAGCGAAAGAATCTTTAGATTGTTGAATATCAGCAAATGCTTCAGTTATTTCCAACTCTTCAAAAACTGTTACACACCCAAGCTTAGGAATTTCAATTGATGTTCCTAAACCGTCTTCTAAAGTCACAATTTCTTCAGTCGCTTCTCTTTTTTTAAACGATAACTTTTTCATAAGGTAACGATAAATTAAATAAAAGATTTTGACCTTCAGGAACTATTATAATAAACCGTTCTTCAGTCTCAGGATTCACGATATTGACAGGGTTAATTTGTTGCCCGTTAGAAATGAGAATACCTATGTCTAGGGTTTTATTTTTCTCATTTTCTAAACAATGGCAACAAAAAATACCCTTAGTTTGTAACCGTTGATGGATTTTCACTTATTTCAATTCATGTTATCAACCTACCATTATTTAATAATAATTTGATAACATGAATATTATATCACAAAAAATTCATTATGGCATTATGGCGCGAGTTCGGGTTCAATTTCATCCACAAATCCACTGAATTTAATGCTAATATCGCCAGACACAAAACCATCAGCAGGGTTAGCGGTTGGACGGTCAGAAACGTATCCTTGTCCGAGGATAATTTCACCTCTAACAAAGCCATAAGGCGGCTCATATTCAATCATCACCCAAAGAGGATTTTTATTTTCAGCACAATCTTTAGCAATTTTATAACCAGGGTTAAAGAAGTTGTAGAAGCCTTGTAAACTTACATCTTTTGATGTTACAGTTGCAACGATTGTTTCGTTTCCTCCGGTGTTGAAAGTTTGAACACCTTGGTTAGAATATGAGCGGTTAACGTCAGCATTAGAACGGTCATATAATTCAGACGGGAATTTTCCGGTTGCTCCCGATGGCGGTTCAGCCGTAATCCAGTCAACCACAGGAGTACCACCAGCAACGGAACCAGTGGTAACTTTTCCAACGTATTCTAACCCATCAGCGTCTTCTACCATGATGTAATTGCCAGCCGGAACATCGACACCAGCCACCGCAGTCATAGCACCAGAAGCACCTGTAGTAATGGTTACAACTCCTGTTGACGGTTTTTTAGGACTAACTAATAATCGAACTGTTGCAACATAACCTTTAATCGGTTGGTGTGCGATTTTAGGAATAGTACCCATATTTTTTAAACCTCAAAATAAATTTAATCACGCCAGCGATAACTTGTTGATTCAGTCAAATAAACAACCCTGGATTCAATCGTTTCTAAATCCCAATTAGGGAGAACAACAGCACCAATTCTCTTAATCTTCCAATGGGGTTGAATATTAGTAATAATCAAATTAGTCGCTTCTTTAGTATCACGATTGTTATCCCATTGATTTAGTATCAGTTGAATTTCTTCTGAGATTAAAACAGAACCTAAATAATTTTCAGAACCGATATTTGTTTCAGGTATAATTACAACTTCTAAACCCGATACAGTAGTACCGGGTTCAGGGTATGGTGTTGGTTGTTTAATTGCTATTGCTGGAATTTTTGATTTATTGGGTAAAGTATAAATTCCTAACTCATTACCCAATATTTGAATGATTAGATTTTTTAAACTATCATAATTTCTAATCATCTTTTCTAACAACATCTAATGATAATTTAAAACTACCTTCTTCAAGAGTTTTAGTCTTGGTTGTTTTTAACATTTGAACACCATAAATCAAACTAGAATCATTAGGTAAATTACGAGTTTCTAATGATGTGATTGTCCATGATGCAGTCAAAACATTACCAGTAACATCAACGTTAATTGCTTGACCAGTGCCACCATCAATACCATATTTGTTCATGATAGCTGCACTATCATCATCATCTATACCAGACTTAACAACAAAATCGATTCTAGCACCAGCATTATCACCATAAACCACCAGCAAACATTCATGGTCATCTCCTATCTTTAATGTTTGTCCATTAGCAGGTAAGCCATTAATAGTAAACGAACAATAACCAACACTACTACTCATATTTTTTTAAACCTTAATAAATAATTTAATAAACGGTAAAAGTGCCGGAAACCAATTCAAATCTCAAACTTAAAAAATCATTTGATTGAATTAAACTGTAATAAAATTCTTGCTCTGAATCAACAGTCAATTCATTTTTTAAGATTGGAATTGTACCAACTTGAATTTTTTCAGATGGCAATTCTGTTAAAGATTCTTCATAGATTCCACCTGGTGTACCTTTCAAAGTTTTATAAACCTCCTGAACACCATCAAGAGATTTAACTTCAAACTCCAACTGCATCCCTGTAATTTTTGTCCCGTGAACCTCAAAAATTAAATTATGAATTAATCCACTTTTTAATCTTTGTTTTTCGAGATTTGTACCTTTTAAAATTAATTTACCAGTCGGGTTCATTGGAACTGGTAAAACTAATAAATTTAAAATATCAATTTCAGATTTTGCAGCAATTTCACAAGACGATTTTCTAATCCGTTTAGGTTTCCAAGTTAATGTTGCTTTTGACTGAATTGGAAGACTACCAGAGCCAGTAATATAATGTTCTCTTGACGGTCTTTCTGTTAAGTCAATCTGTGATTTAGCAACAACTGTACACTCAGAATATCGTCTCCGTTTTAAACTGGTAGAAGGGATTTCTACCAGTTCTGAAATAGCTGCAATATTAGATGATGAATATAAAGCAACCATGATTAGTCAAGTGTTAGAACAACTGTTTCAGGACTCAGAATTAAAACATCACCAGCATCAATAGTTTTAGGGGGGTTTAAAGCACCATAAGCCATGAAACTTCCACCTGTTTGTTGACTCCAAACACCAAACCATCCGGCATCCCCTTGGTCGCTAACAGCTTCATTGAAAACTAATTCAACCGCTAATTTTTTTTCTCCACCCGCAGCAACAGCAAAAGTGGTTAAATTATTGTTAAATTCGAGTCGTGCTCCACCACTACCAGCAGAAGGTTCATTACCCGCAGCTAAATCACTTGGTGCTGATGTCATGTAATTAAAACTCAGCTTAGGATTAATCGGCATCGTAACCCCTTCATAAACATGATTTAAAATCATATTTTTCAGGTAATTCGTAAACCCGCCTACTTGCCAAGTGTGTGAAATTACACCCGCAGGAATTGTGATTGCGTCTTTATTTTCAATTACTAATTCACCATCAATAGGAATATAATCAATCATATTCCCACCAAAAGATGAATCCCATAATTGAATAACAACAACTGAACCTTGAACTGCTGTTGCTTTAGGACATTTGATGTCAAGAATATTATGAGTTTCTTGTGCTGTTGACGTTGACCAAAATGTTGAATTTACAGGTACACGACTATAACCAGCACCAACCGCTTCTGTTCCTGGCCCGGTTTCTGCACCTGAGCTTAAAGCATATCCTAGATAAAGACTTGGGGGATTCCAGGTTTCACCCCCAAAGATATGATTTAAAATTTTAGCTTCTGCCCAATCAGAAAAACTTCCCGGCATATTTATTCACCTGATTGTTGTTCTTTGATTTTCGCTTTTTGTGAAGTTCGAGAGTGTTTCTCTCCCGATACTTCATCATCCTGATTGTCGGATTTTAATTCATTTAATTTGGTATGAATTTTTCCATCAAAATCATCTTCATTAATGATGACGTAATCCAAATCAGGATGAGCTTTTGACTTGACCTTGATTGTTTTTACTAACATTTTTTTACCCTAGAATTCGGCAAGCACCATCTGGGCGAATACACGCTGCACCAAACAAAATATCAAACGTGAAAAGTGTTTGTTTATTTTCACGAGAAACTTCTAAACGCATCGTAATTCCTGTTAGGTCATCGGTGAATGTTTCAATTTTGTTGCCGCCAGCTTCGACATCACTTAAAGGACGGACTGCCAACGCAAAAGCATCACGATGGAATGCGAGGTTCACAACATGGTCATCGACTACAGTAATTGCTGATGCTGCGGGTGCGGTTTGACGTAAAGCAGGGGTAATCGGCCATGACGTTGTAGTTGCATCCTTGCCAACCGTATAGGGGTAAGGGTCGCCAGCAATTGTAAAAACATCACCTTCTGCGGGTGCTGCGGTTGCTCCTGTGACAGTTAGAACTTTCACACCAGCCAAATTGCTTGCTCCACTGGTGGTGACTGTTCCAGTTACACCAGTAGTATGGGTTAAAACATTTTGACTCATATACCAGTCAAAACCGAGTTTGCGTCCGATTGTTCCATCTTTAATTGTGATATCTGTACCCGCTTTATCAGCATTTAAAAATTCAGGTAAAGCTGTTGCATTAGCTTCAGCCTCAACATCTAAAACAATCCGACGATTACCAACAGGAGTCATTTGACGATTTAAAACTTTTCGAGCGTCACGACTCGCGCCTAAACCTTTATAAATTGCAGGGGTTCCAACGTTTTCTTGAAATGGTGTATTTCCTGCTAAACCTGCAATCCCATAAACTTGTTTATACAAACCAAGCAAATATTTATCAACAGCATTAGCAATAGATTTACCAGCTTCAACGACTTGTAAATTGACATATCCATCCATGATTTCATGGAGTTCTTTGTCGGTCAATCGGAAGCTTTGCATCTTCCATTGGTCAAGTTTAATCGGAATAAATTTAGGTTCTAAATCAGTTGAAACGGGAGCAGTAATAGAAGGTACAACATCCTGAGCTTCACCCATCATAGAGGGGATGGGAACGTCAACAGATGAACCTTTTTGTCGTGCATCACGGTCAAAGTCACGGTTAACCAACATTGCCATGACTGCATTTTCACGGAAGGATTCAATACCTCGTGCCAAAATTCTTGGCATTACAGCGTCTAATAAATTTGACATAATTTTTTAAATGATTTAAACGACTTGAAGGGATTGCCAGTAAAAATCAAATCACTTGATTATTTTTGAAGCATCTCTGAATCACTCAGATACAAAGCATCACGCTTTGAGCTTGTGGCTATTTATTAGTATCAACAAAAAATTTTAACAAAAATATAATATCCGCTTATGCCAAGACCAAACCCCTCAAACCCTTGATTTAAAAGGGTAAAAAAAAATTTTCTCAAAACACTTGACATCTAGTGTACCGTTAAGATATAGTAAAGACAGTTAAAGATTAAGAGGTCAAACAAAATGGTTACTACACTTAAACCCGTTCGGTCAAACGCAACTTATGCTGACACAACTGAAAATTTTGCATATCTAAATACTGAATTCGGTATAAACCTCGCTATCAAGCGTTTGGGTTTGACTGCTGAACAAATAGAAAGTATTGTTGGACGTTACAAAAAAGGCAAATATGCAGGTCAATTAAAAGGTAAACTGGTCTGGTGTAAAGTAATAGCGGGAGGATGGAAAAAAGAATTTAAGTGTGTGATTCCTCCAAATGTTACTTACGCTTACAGAATTTCAGGTTGGAATGGTGAAATATTATTTCCTGAGTATGTAAACGACTTGGACATTATACACTGGAAAAATAGTAGTTTATATGATGAATTAACAAAAATTGGTAAAGCTAAAGCTAAAAAAAGCGAGAACTGTCCAACCGAAACTGAACAAGAAAGAAAAAAAAGTGAATGGAAAGATATCGTTGATGATTGTCGTAAATCATCAGTTACTTATGAATCAAATGAAATATGGTATAACGCTCTGTTAAAACGTTACCGTAATTTCAAATGCGAACCTTTAAAAGAAGGTGAAACACCTGAAGATTTTAACGACAGAATATGTGATGCTCTTTATAACATTTAATATGATCAAATAAAAATATAAACCCTCTGTAATTAGAGGGTTTATATGTTAAAAATTAACCCTGAATAATCGCAGCACCAGAAGCAATTTCACTCATTGGAACCTTACCTTCTTGCGCTTGTTTACGGGTGTAAACTTTAACCTGCTTACCCCCAACACTTGCAGTCTGTGGTAACATCCCACCACCTTTGCTATCATTAACAGGCTCAAATAATGTCCCTGAACTTCCTTGTCTCAATTCTTGCATTTTTTCGGAAAGGGTTTTCGGTCTACCGTCTAAAAGTTCAACTGAACCAACACGGTCAACAACACAAACCCGTCCATCAATAACTTTAACCCGTGATTTCATCTGATTAATCATCATCTCTACGGGGTGAATATCTTCAATTGTGATATCACCTTCAATTGCTACGGGTTTACGCCCACCGTTCTCAAAAAATGCTGTTTTAATAGCGTTTTCTACAATGCTTGTTTCGTATCGGTTTTTCCAATCATCACGCTCTTTTTGTGCGTTTTCAGCTTCAGTTTTATAGCGGGTTTTCAACTCTTCATAAGCACGTCGCTGTTCTAAATCTTGCTCTTCCTTACGTGCAGCTTCTTCTAATAATAATTGATATTTTTCAGGGTCAATCGCTTTGTAACGTTCTAATGCCTTTCGGTTCTCTTCCTCACGGCGTTTGGCTTCTTTTAGTTCTTTTTCATAGGTAGCAGCTTTTTCACGTTCTTTTCTGAGCGTGTTTAAAACTTTTTGAATTTCATCACTATCACTATTACTAGAGGGTTGTGATACCTCCTCAACAACGGGTGTTTCTAAATTTTTATCTTCAACTTCCATAAATGCTTATTCTAAATAATAGTACAAATTAATTATAAACAAGCAACATTAACAAAATAATGCTATCAATTACAGACAATCTTTCAATTTGTGATAATAAAAATTTACCGAGCTATGAAAAGAACTATTATAAAGGGATGCGTCACAAATGGGAATTTATTGACGATATGTTTCAAGGTCGTGATGCTTGGGTGTCAGTCAATGAAACAGGATTCATTATCAATAACCCGTTAAAAGCTTCGAGATATTTACCCTGCGAGGCAGATGAACCGGGTGAGGAATATTTAAAACGATTAGCTAGAAGTTATTTTGAAAGATTTTTTAGAAACGCTATTGAAAATTTTGCAGGTTTTTTATCATCGTTCGTATTGGATGCTAACGTTGATAAATCAATAGCGTCAGCGATTGATGACATTGACCTACTAGGGAACAATTTAGAAATTGTCTTAAAAAACGCTGATATAAAGTCTTTAAAAGATGACCATTGCTTTATATTAGTCGAATTCCCTAAACAGAATCCAAATATTTTAACAGCTTATGATGAGAACGTTATAGGTAATAGACCGTACTTGGTTGTGATTGATTGTCGTAACGTTATAAATTGGAAGCTTTCAGAAGATAAAAAAACGATTAAAAAAATAACAATCAGGGAGATAGCAACAATTGATGATGGTGAGTATGGCGAGGAAGAGGTTGTCAGATATCGAGTTTTAACACCGGGTTACTATCAAGTTTTTGAAATTAACGGTGAACCAGGTAAGGAATATTCAATGTTAATTGACCAAGGGGAAACATCATTAGATTTTATTCCTATTGTGCCATACAGTCTATTCAACACTGATAAAAACCCGTTTGAAGGTGAACCACCATTATATGATTTAGCTGAATTAAATTTAAAACATTATCAAAAAACTTCAGAAAAAGATGAGGTGATGCACCGATGCAACTTGCCTGTACTGGTAATAAATGAATTACAACAAACCCGAAAAAGAAGTGATGAGCCGTTGCCTACTATTTCTCTAGGCCCTAACACTTGCCTTTGGAATGTCGATGCAAAATTTGTAGAGCCATCAGGGAGTGCTTTAATTCAAACTCAAGCTGATATTGAGAGACTTGAGAAAACCATGCTTGAGCGTACTCTATCCTTTCTCTCAGGCAATGAAATCATCCGAACTGCAACAGAGGTTGTAGCACACTCAACACCAGTAGAATCTAATTTGGAATCAATGGCACGGGCTAAACAATCAGCCGTCGAACTGATTTTTCGGTATTGGGTTGCATACTACAAAAAATCTTATGGAGGGACAATCAAGGTAGATGAAAAAGTTTTAAAAGCTGCAATGGATTCTCAAACTTTTTCAATCATTGATAAAATTTATGAGAATGGTTCAATCACAAAAAAAACCTATCTAAATATTTTACAACGAGGTAAAATATTGCCATCAGATTTAAACATTGAAGAGGAATTAGAGGAACTAGAGGAAGAGAAAAAAGAGTCATTAAAATCATTATCCTTGACCGTTCCTGAGTTTGGCAATGATGAAAATGATGACGACACTCAAGATGAAAATGATGATTTAGAAACCGAAGATGAAAATACTAAACAAGATTGAAAGCTTTTTAAATAGTATTGAAAAGTCTGTCACTGAAACCTTATCAAACGGTTTTAATTTGGTGTTTGGTAAGATTGAAGAATTGGTGATGGGAACCTATAAAAAATTGAAAGGTGATACTTTGATGATTAGCCGTGATTCTGTTACCAGGATGAATCGGTTAAAAATTAGGTTAGAAAAATTCACTTCTAAACTTGGTTCATTTTTTACTAGACCGTTTAAAAAAATATTTAATTCAGTCAATAAATCGGGAGTACAGACAGGTAAGCAATTAATCAGAGAATCAGATAAATCGATTAAAATTGTTAGTGATGGTATTTTAAAACCTGAAACAAACGAATTACAAGCCAGTAGTTTAAATAATATTTTACACGGTTTATTTCAAAATCTAAATCAAAATATTACCGCTTTGGTTGGTCAAGGCGTAGGACAAAATTGGAGTCAAAAACAATTGTCAGAGTCAATGCGGAATCAGTTGAAAATTCAAAAAACCAGGGCTGAAACCGTATCAAAGACTAATGTGATGAGTGCTTTCAATAATAGTGTACAAGCGGTTTATGTTAAGTCTGGGATAACCCATGTTAGATTGTTTGCAACCAACGATGAACGCACTTGTCCGACTTGTGTTTATCGAAATATGAATGTTTATAAAATTGGAACAATCATGACACCATTACACTTTAGATGCAGATGCCTGTTGTTGCCTTATAATCCGACGCAAAAGGATTTAGAATGGGAGA